AACTAAATCAGAATTTCTTTTTCTTTTTAAATCTAAAACTTCATCTTGAGATAATTTTTTATCACCATAGCCGCCTGTTCTAGCCATAACTTCTTTTTGTTGAAGAGCGTATTTAATAATATCATCACATATTCTTGGTGGTACAGCAGATTTAAAACACCAATAGTAATTAGGTAAAATCATAAGTTATAGTTTGCACAAAATTTAAAGAGTCTTTCTGATCGTTAGTAATACAATAGTTGTTAATTGATGGAAACATAATAAACATATTGGGTTTAAGTTCTATATTCCACCATTTATTTTTACGTCTGTTATCATCATAAAAAATTTTTACATTACAATTTACAGTGTTTATTCCATATAAACAGGTATAATCAGGTGATTGTTGTAAATCTAAAGGATTAACATTTGACAACAAATCAGTTTTTTCATTAGGAACATAAATATTTCCCCAGGTATTTTTATTAGTTAACTGAAGTTTATATTTTACATGAATGTGTTCTGTTATATATCTATTTGTTTTGTCCCACTCTTTACTAAATATAAATGGAGTTTTATTATATAAAGAATCCATAATTGATTTAGCAAAATTTAATGGATTAATTTCAAACCTTTGTGGCATTTTTACATCTCCATAATATAAAGCCTGTTCTGATAATGTTAATTTATTCATAAGTTATTTCTATATCTGATCCTTTATTAAAAACTCCTACTGGAATTACATTAAAAGATAATGAATATCTAGTTTTATCTGATGTATTTAAATTTATTTTGTGTTGAAGATTACTTGGAAATATTAAAAGTGTATCTTTATTTGGTTTAACTACCCATTCAGTATTAGAATATTTATTATGGGAGTTTTCATATTCTAAGTGAAAAAAATAATTGTCTAACAGGTTTCTTATAAAAGAAATACTAAAGCCATCATTTGATTCAGGGTAATAAACAGCGCTTATCCATGAATTTTTGTGAAGATGTGGTTGACTTGCAGCGTTAATTTCTGTTCTTGTAGACCAAGAATTTAATATTTTAAATTTTTTATTATAACTAAGAACATTTAAATATTTTTGTATACAATCTTTAAATATATTTTTTTCTTTTTTAAATTGTTTATCTTCTAAAATCTTATTAGATTTAGATATATAAGTTTTAGGTAAATATGAGGATTTATATTTTAAATTTTTTAAAATATTTAATATTTTATTTTCATCTAAATTAACTTTTACTTCCATTAATGGAGTAGAAAAAAGTTCTACAACTCTAAATTCTTTCTCTTTCATACCGTCTAGTTTACTTATTTATTCACTTAACGTCAACCTATCTATTAAATCCCAAACTTGATTAGTTTCATTCCAAGAGTAAATCCAAGAATTAGTATTAGCAATATTTTGTGAGACTTGTTCTTCTGTTAATTCTGGCGCATCACCAATTGGTGATTGCCATCTAGCTTCAGAAACGTTTTTTACCCAAGAGGTATAGGGTTTTGGAGGTAAAAAAATTTGATTTTCAGAATCCCAAATTTTACCTACACCAGCGTAATTTCCTCTAAAAGGTGTGCCGCCCAGCTTGTGTGTATTTTGATGTGTATTGTATGAAGTTTGAATCCATAAATGTGCAGGCCAGTTATTATGTTTTTCTAAATATGCTTGTCCAACAGATTCAGTTTCAACACCTTCGTTATTTAAAACATCTTCATTGTTTACAGTAAGCACTGTTAATACTTCGTTTTCTTCTGAAATTTTTGCAAAATGTGCCATATTATTGAAATTTATACCTTATTACTACTATACCTGAACCACCTTGTGCACCAGGAGCTCCTGCCCCTCCGCCTGTGTTAGCAGTTCCTGCAGTTCCTTTACCACTTACTGGAGCTGGAGTTGATGGTGTTACTGACGGTCCTCCGCCACCTGTTCCACCGTTTCCTCCGGATCCTCCGCAAGGAGGTCTTGTAGCTCCTCCTCCGCCACCAGCATAAGCTACTGAACTTCCTGTAATACTTGTCGATGCTCCGGCACCACCAGGACCAGCAGAACCAGCAGAACCTCCCGATCCTCCGTTGACTGCTCCTCCTCCGCCGCCACCTGTCGGGCCTCGTCCTGATCCGCCATTATTTCCTTGTGAAGGACTTGTTGGGATTGGTTGGTTACCACTTCCACCGCTACCTACTTGAGGGGGTGTACCTGTTCCACCGTGACCACCACCAGAACCACCTAATAATTGAGGTCCAACATTTGGAAAACTTACTTGTCCACCTTGTCCACCACCATTTGATGTAATTGTTGAAAAAGTTGAATTAGCACCTGTTCCTCCTCCTGGACCACATACATAAGGGGGCCCGCCGCCACCAACTGTAATTGGAAAAGATGTTGCTGTAACTGTAATTGCGTTTGTTGGTGCATCAGCTACTTTAGGCGATGCTGTATAAGGATCCACAGGGTTATTTCTACCCTCTCGAAAACCGCCAGCTCCTGCGCCACCGGATCCATCTCCAGGGCCTCCTGTAGTAGATGTTCCACCACCACCGGCAACAATCAGATAAGATACAGTATTTTCAGCTGCTGTTTCAGAAACTTGACATACAGTAAAAGTTCCAGGACCTGTAAAGGTATGAATTTTGTAATCTCCATCCTCAGTTATTGTACCACCTGTTGCAACTAAAAAAGGATTTTTAATAGCCGATGTCAGACCAAAACCTTTTGCTGCTCCTGCTCCAAATGTTCCTATTAATGGCATCTTCTTTCTCCTCCTAATTTATTATGCAAACTGTGTTTGAGAAGCTAACACTGTAAATGTAGCATCTCCAGTTTTAATAACAGTGTATGAATAAACGTCTAATGAGTTCACATTACCTGCAGTAGGTGCAGCTCCACCTTGATATTCAGGTGTCACTGACGAACCATCAATTTGAACTGCACTGTTGTAATAAGCTGATGATCCTTGTTTTACAATGTGTGCAATCGTAATTGATTCACCTGTGTCCATAATAGTGTTTAAAGAATTTGACCCATCACCTCTAATATTTAATGTCCAGTTAGCTCCAGCGTCTGATGTAAAGTTTAATACTGCTTGAGTAAGTACATCATAGTTGATTGTACCCGTAGCTGATGTAGCTGCTGTTGTAACTTTTTCTGCAACACTTTGAATTTTACCTTGGCCATTGAAAGTTGCTCTTCCGTAACCTTTTGGTGTAATATTTAAATCTATGTTAGCGTCTCCACCAGTTGCTGAAATATTTGGTGCATTACCTGTAGCTGCGTTACCTATTGTAAATTCATTAACAGCTGATCCTGTAGTTGTAAATGTAATTTGTTGATTAGAGTTTTCATCAAGAATACCATGAGCTGTATCGATAATAATATTTTGACTATTAGTATCTAAGTCTGCTGAAAGTTGTGGTGAAAAGTCTGAAGATAAATCTGTGAATGCTGTATCAACAACATTTGTTCCATCGGAATAAACCATTTTTGTGCCTTTATCAGCAGCTGCCCAAGTTACTCCAGTTCCTGAAGTAGTTTTGAAAGTTACTGTGTGAGCACCTGTAGTTGCATTATCAACTACAAAAGTTTTTTCAATTGAATCAGGGATAGTTACGTTAACCGCTCCACCAATTGTTCCAGTTAATTTTAATACAGCATTTTTACCATTTGATAAAGCGCCATTAGAAAAAGTTAAAGTTGCACCTGATGTGATACCTACTGCATCATAACCACCAATTGCTTGTTCTAAAATTAATAAGTTTGTGTTTGTAATTTGTCCCCAAGTTCCTGAGTTTTCTCCAGTAGCTTGAACTGTAAGTTTTAAACTTGCTGATGTCGAATTCGCCATATTTTTATTCTCCGATTTTCTTAATTTATTAAAATTTTGTTATAGTGTCAAACTATAATTATGCAGCGTTTGTATCGACTTCCTGCCATCCTGGAGGATCAACTGGTGCTGTGCCAGTGTTGACTTCGTTCCAAATCAATACATTTGTAGCTGTACCTAAGCTAAAAGTCAAGGCATTTCCACTAGGGAAAACAACGTTTGTAGTTTCTACATTAGACACTGAATTCAATGAAGCGGTTAAAGAAAATCCAGTAACATCTACTGGAGTATTTAAATCAACAGTTTCTTCACCCAATGTCATGGTCATTGTTTGACCATAATCAGGATCAGCTATAAACTGACCAGTATTCCATTTTGAGTTACCCCAAGTAGCATCTCCCCAAGCCATTGTAGTATCTCCAGCTCCGGTATTTGCATCTCCAGTGATATCAAAATTATTTTGTCCAGGGACTGCTAAAAATGCAGCCATTGCTTGTCCTGTGGCTTCTGCGTCAGGCTCTGGATCAGCTCCAGAAAAATTTTCAGACATTGCCATTACAAGAGTATTTAATGGTTGATTACCATATACTCCAAATCCCCAACTAGCATCACCCCATGCCGAAGCAGATTTTGCTGACACTTCTGCAATAGTAATATTATCAGCAACCACTGTTCCTAAATTAACAGACATGGATATACCATTTGGTTGTGCAAAGGCTGGATCAAAAGTTAATTGAGCAACCATTGGCATACCACTTGGTTCTGCTACAAAAGAAGCGAATGCTTCTGCAGTTCCAATAGCCATCGTTGCTGCATTGCCTGGAGGTATTACGTTTGAGTCACCATTAAGTGTAGCACCACTTAATCCCTCTGACATTGTCATTGCAATACCAGTTACTTGATGTAAATTTCCTGATTCTCCCCAAGTTTCTGTTCCCCAGGTATCTGAACCCCAACCTACATTTACTTCACCTGTAACAACGACACCGTCATTGTTAAGTGACATGTTGAGATTTTCACCATTATTCCACTCACCAAATCCCCATTTGTCCTCACCCCATGGGACGTTATTTGGATTTGAAACATCGACAAATACATTGCCGAGTTCTCCCCATTTAAGAAAGCCCCAGGTTTGATTATTCCATGCCATAGGAGTCTACCTCCTATTAGCCCGATATTCTTAATATCGCTGCTGTTGATGTTGGCGCTGGAAACTGAATTGTGAAAGTTCCTGATGTAGCTGTTTTATCTGCTCCAAAATTTAAAACACAAACTGCATCAGTAGTACCAGACCCTGCTCCAGCTGTTGTGTTATAAATTAAAGCACCTCTTGCAGTCAGTGTTACTCCTGTAAACGATCTGTCTGCAAAATCACATCTTGCTACACCTGCAGTCATAGAAGTTCCTAAATTAACTAGAGCTCCGCCACCTTGAGTGTACTGACCAGTGTTTCCAACTTGACCACCTGTGCTATCGCCTGGATAGTTAGTAGTTGCAGAGTTTAGAGTTGCTGTAGAGATATAAAGAGCTAATTTGAACGTATCGCCACCAGTTTGTTTAAAGCTTACATTTCCATCTAAAAGTTCTTTTTTAAATGAATTACAAATTGCTTGTGTTATGGCCATAGTTTTCTCCTTATTGTTTTCCTATTCGAGGAACACCACTTTGGTATTCATCCCGTCTTCGTCTTCCCATTTGTTCAATTGAGAATCCTTTGACTGCCTCTTGATATTTTTTATCATATAATTGAAGCATGTCAACGGGTCCTTTTAAAAATCCATAAGCCTCTACAAGGCAAGCATACAATAAGCCATTGGGAAATTTTTGACTTAAGTATGTAGTAGTATTTGTAGCTGATAATCCATTAGGTTTCAAGATGTAATTTAATTGAATTGTATATGTTGCATCAGGAGTAGGAGCAAATACTAAAGTATCCTCATCCCAATAACTGTAATATTTTGGAACACCTGTCTCTCCTTTAGGGTTATACTCAGCCATAAAATTAGTGTCTCGATACTGTAAAAAATCTCTATTATCTGCGGCAGCCGTGCCATCAGAATCTACAATTTGAGCTGATCTTACAATCAATAAATCATCAGGCGTATCTATAAATCTAGTGTTAAGAACTAAATTAGCTGTTACATATCTTCGGTTATTATCTGAGTCTACTTCTCTTAAAATTCTAAATTCTGCATCTTGAATAAATCCATTACAAATTGTATCAGTTAAAACATTACTTGATACTTCAGTGTAGTCTCTAATTTTTTGTATTAATTCTGTGTATGTCATGCTCTATCATTAACAGGTCCAGCTAAACATTGGAACCCGCCTCCTGTTTCTGTGCTGCTTGCAGCACTAATTAAATTAAAAGTAAAACTATTATTTTGTGTAACAGTTGAAGGTTGACCCGCTTGTGGAACTACTGTTGGAACCATGGTCACAGAGTAAGCTCCGTAGACTTTTGCTCCGTTTGAGTGTGCACCTGCGGGTGTGTTTTTGGGAGTCTGTCCTCTAAAAGGAGCAGCTGTTCCTCTGACACAATTCGATAAAACGTTTCCTGAATTACCATTATAAAAAATAGTTTCGTTTTCAAATAAACCTGAAACAGAATTTATTTTTTCAATCATAATATAACCTTGACTTGGAAATGCAGAAGAGTCTGTTAAAGTTATAGAAATATCTGTAGCAGTAATGTCACCATTTAAAGTTGTCTGTAATTGTAAAGTAGAAACTGAAACTCCACCAACTGGAGATTTAACATCATAAAATCTTATAAAGTCTCCTGTTCTATAATCACTAAATGGAAAACTTACTGAAACTTGAGTTGATGCAGCAGTCATTGTAAAAGGATTATCTGGTAAAAAATCTGTGGTTGGAAATTCTGTTCTTGCTGGTCTTGGATGTGGTAATCCTTGAGGATCCGCTGTGTATGGTTTTGGTTCAAGCTGTGGTTGTTTAGGTTCATACTCTGAAGTATGTACTCTTGCTCCATTCCATTCTTTAACCATTTCAGTGTACGGATATGCTAATCCAGATCTGTCTGAAATAAATAATGCGTATCTGCCTTTTGATAAATTTCCCATAATTATAAACTCGGATAGTAGGTTTTAGGTGAAATGTAAACACTAGCTGAAGAACCATCTTC